TTTTATTTAATGTGCTTGGGGCAAAGCATCCCCCCTTACAAATATTACAGTGACCTGTCAGTTTTTTATGTGTTTTAGGACACTTAAACATACGGTCACCGTTTGGTGTATTCAACATAGTATCATCACCATAAAACATCGTAGACCAACCTTCATTCTTGAGCATCTCCCACTCTTCGCCTGTAGTATCGGGATCAGTAGATGCGAGAGGAACAAGATTGGGACACTCGTCCCATAACTTCTTAACAGCAAACCGAAGGAATGTATTATGCCACGCACGAAATGGCATCCAAAAAAATGTGTTAGGAGAATGGTTGCATATATCCCTAACACGGGCGATATCAGAGTAATCTTTTATGGATTCACCCCTACTCATAAACCTTACTCTTGAGGTTTGTTTACGCTTGCGTAACAATGCAGAGGCAAAAACAGAACCTCTCACGTTACGCCATTCTTGTTCAATACGGATATCGCGTTGTGCCATCGCTGGATACAATTTGTACAGCTTGATGTTATAACAGGTCTTATTACAGAATTCAGTCCGGTGAACGCACGAACCTTCTGCAAACTTAACACCACCTATTTCAATATCGTTAATAGGACGATCCGTTGTAAACATTCCGATATCATCGCACCACCGAAGTAAATCCATTATGGTTCCTCCTTATACGGCTAGTTTGAGTTGGCGTTCACTTCCCCATTGGGAAGCCATTGCATCAGCGATCCCTTGATAGGTTTCGCTTCGTAATTTCCATCTATCTTTAGAAGGTGGTAACCAGTGAAGGCGTTGGGCCTTCGACTTAGGTAAAGCATTGAGTTGTTCCTTAACGTTGTCGGTAGGAACTAAAGGTGGAAGATTTTTTAACCACAGACAGGTAGCTTTCTTTTCAGCGTGTCCAAACATCCAAGGTTGAACAACCTGATCCTGGTGCCGATCACGTATAAGTGCCTTGGCATACTTATGCATAATCGGATTTTCGACAGCGATCCTATGAATTGGAGCGTCCATCAAAGTATTAAAGAAACGAGCAGCCTCAAAAAGTTTGGGCCATCTTGAGGTATCCTTATGTAAATGGCATACACCGGAATTCGTCATATACGTGCAAGGTGGATGAGCGATCAGCAAATCCCAACGAGAAGATTTCCTTTCCAGAACTGTTAAGACATCTCCGGTAATGTGATAAACAGAGTTGTCATCTGAAGGAAGCAAGTCACATGACCACGCTTCATGCCCAAGTGCGCGAAATGCTCTACGCACTTTACCACTAAACTCACACGCCACGAGCACACGTAACGTCATAGTATTAGTCTCCTTATCGTAACGATTAAGACAAAAAAAGGGTGGTCAGCGAGGTGCCCAACCCCATAAATACAACCCCTCATCGCATAGACCATTTGGGTCTACCACATACGGTTCATCATCAGGCCAACGTGCATTAATACGCTTATCAACCAAGAGTTGTGCCGCTTGATAATGGTTGACCTCAACTGTAACCGCATAATCCCAAGGTTTAGTAATCCTAACCATAGGAACCCCAAACGCTTTAGGAATACTGGCTTGAATACGTGCACCACGGCCCGAATCATCAGGGCCAAAAAACCTGGTGCGTATACCACGGCGAACTGACACACGAGGTGTGGTGATCTCCGGTAACGTGCAAACTGACATTATTTTCTCCTCTCTGGTAAATCATCGGGAACAATACTCATGCAATATGCAAATTCTCCTTCATCGCTGATAAAATCTTCAATGAATTGAAGTTTTATTTTAAGCTCATTTTTCTCAAGATACTTGTTGATAAATGCTACGCCTTTGACACACCCCTCTGCTTCATGACTGTCATTGAACACTATTATGTTACTGTCCATTAGTTATCTCCCATATGTTCCTTGATTGTAGCCATAGCTAAACATATTTCAGACCATTCATCAGCATATTCCATGCTTTCAGCATCTTGACCTATTCGATTTCCCAAACAGGTTTCCGCATAAGAATGTAACACGTTCCATATACGTTCTAATGATTCTTCACCACTAAGCATTACGGCCTCCTTGCTTTATCTATTGCATACGCATCGAGCGTTTCTCTATATCGTTGTGGATGATAAATGCGTATAACCTTAGTTTCCCGATCAAGGGACCAGATAGGATAAGGTAACGGTGGTTTCATCCAGTTATCTTCGAGGTCAACCATTAATTCAAAGCGAACTTGGTTTAACCGCATCGCCTCGTTTTTCATTTATTTTCCCCCAGACACAATGCCCCAAGTAAACCAACGGCAAGAATCGGAAGCCAAATCAGAGCGAGGATATGGGTTTGTTCATCAATAAAAATGATACCAATAGAACCTTGAGCGATTAACCCAAAAAAGCCCATTACAGTTATCCCAAATGTAACGAGATTTACTGTTTTCATGTTTAAAAATGAACCTGAACGTTTGTAACGAGGTAATTGACGTTTCATCACACAACCTCCTTCGTTACCGCCGATAGGATTTCTTGTGCATCCACATAGAAATCAGCATTCCCATAGTCACAATTTCCTAACGGTGACGTATGGAGAGCACGAACTTCGTAAAACGTTGTGTGGAGAAATGCTTCTAGTTTATCTAAAAGCTCTTGTTTAGTGATTTGAGCGCACCCGATAGCTTGTCCACGAGCTAAACGAGCTTGTTCAGCCGTCTCGTAAATAACGTCCGACATAGTATTAGCCTCCTTATGGTAACGAACAAAAGAAAAGTGTCATGGCATACATAAGTGCCATAAACACCACGAAATCACGCCAGAATTCAAAATTTGACATGGTTAGTCCCTACCTAGAACAAAATACGCAAACCACGCGAGAAAAAGGGCCGCGCAAACAGCGAGAATTATAGTTATTCCGACAATAGACCCATCAACCATGAAACCCTCCTTATATTGGTTTAATATCAATTAAGACCTCAGAAACTCGGCCCTTATTTAAACCAAAAACTTCCCGTGCATCGTCTAGAGATTGAGCGCGGATAGTTTCACGATAGATTTCACGTTCATCGAAATAACGCCAAGAAATTTCAAAAACCAACATTTTATAGCTCCTGTCTTATTTTAAGGTTTTGAGTATGTTAATATGAAGAGGCTTTCAGACCTCAGATAAAGCGAACTGTTCTAATTGATACAGAACGCTCACATGAAGACACCTTGGGCGTAGCGACATAGTATCCCGGTGCATTCATGTGAACGCCCTAGCGCAACCGTATATATTACGCTAGGGTAACCGTTCAGACAGAATTATTGCGCTGGTGTAATTGCGATAAGCGCGTCTAAATGAGGCTTAATCTTACTTAGTTCTTCGGGTGTCACCCGATTTTCCTCAACAGCTTTCGTAACTAGCGTTTCAAGGCCACCCATGCGCTTAACGAATTTTTCAAACGTTAACGCTACCGCTTCCGGCTCTCGTACTGCCTCAAACCAATTAATTTTGGACATGGTTTTAACAGCGTCACGAATATTTTCCGGTGTCCAACCCTTGGCAAGCCCGAAAACGTAGTGCTTCCCGTTAACCGTGAATTTATTTTTCGTGGTTTCCTTGGTGGTTTTAGTTTCGAGAGGAGAGAATTCAGTAACCCAAGCGACAAACGCAGAGCGATTAGCACCTTGTCCAATGGCATCGGCCAAACGGGTAACGAATTCACAATTCCCATCATAATCAGCGATAGCAGAAATTGTATCCAAACCGCTAGTTTGAATAGATTTTCGTAACGTAGTCGCACGAGTACGTATCGAAGTGATATCTTTATTTAACTTTTTAAGATCAATTTTATTTGACATAGTATTACCCCCAAATGAGAGATAGCAGAAATTGTCTGCAACAATATGCCCACCATACATGGACATAATGAGAGCGTAGTGAGATTCCGGGCGTAGCCAGGTTCCCACCACGCTCTA